TATGTAGGTTATTTTTACAGCGTCTATTATAAATATATCATTCGTGTAAACATCTATCGACCTACCACGCATTGTTGTCAATGGTGACGTATGCTTTGTAGTATTAAATGGATCGTTTAAAAGTGTAAAAATATCGTCTTGCTGAGAAAATCTATTACCTCGTGTAAGCAGGTCTGAATAAGATATTGGTTCTCTTTTTTCTGAATAGCTAGCGTCTAGTATTCTTCCGTTTAAATCTGCAGGACCAGTTCTTGAAACTCCATCGTCTAAGTACGGTTTTCCTCTAAGTACAGATACAGCAGCCCCTGCAGAAGAATCCCAGTTAAACCAATTCCAAGTTACTGTATCTACTACAACAATAAAACTTCCGGGCTCGTACAGAGTTTCAAACTCTTCCCAGTAAATTGTAAAACCTATTCCTGGATTATTTAAAATGTCTTGTTTAACTGCTTCAATATTTCCAGGATAGGATGTTGGTAGCCAGCCTGAGGATTTTAAATTGGGTGAAGCCGACCATGCTAAAGCATAGTTACTACCCTTAACCATTGCCATACTTTCAATAAATGAGTCAGAATTTCCATCAGCATTGTTAAGTACAAAATTGTTAAAGTCTACTACAAAATAACTTACAGAAGGCAAGTTAACTAGTGAGTATTCTATCGGCTTACAGTTATTGATGTAGACTCTAGAAACTTGGTTTACCAAGTACATGTAGTCAGTAGGAAGTGTAAAAGTATCTACAAAAATATTTTTTTGCAGCTGCTCTTTAAAAGCTGTTACCGCTTCGTACTCGCGTACGAGAGTTCGTAAATCGTCAATACGTTTCTGAGATTCTTCAAATCCTTTACGGTAGATGTTATTCTTGCCGTATTTACTATTGATAAACCTGAACACACTTTTGTTCAATTCTAAGTCTATCTCTTCGGATAGTAGGCTGTCAGCCTGGAGTGAATTAATCTTATCCACTCCTTGCTGTACAGCGATATGCATCTCAGTTACATTCATATTAAGTCAATGCCAACTCTTTTAATTTAGCCCGTAGGACTGTTAATTTACCGGAATTCTTTTTGTCCTTTAGGTAGATGACTGTGTCGTCAACTGTTTCCCCTAAGACTTCATCTATAAAGATAACCTGATTTCCGATCTTTCGTAAAACTCCTGCAGTAATCATTTCGTCGATTTCTGCTTTCAGCTCTAAGTGCTTGTCAGTTGCAATGCGTAAGAACTTCTTAGGGTTCTTGTCTTTCAATGCGTACAAGGAGTTTTCAACCTGTTCGTCCGTCATTCTTTCCGGATTGCTTTCTGACATCAAACGCAATACACGTTTCATGTTTGGTAAACTAGAAGAAAGTTTAATGAACTCTTTGTCCGCGTCTTTCTTAAGTTTGATTTCATTGTTCTTGACCTTGTCTTCTCTAGTAAGATCTTGGATATAGAATCGCTTATTAAAATTAGCATCCATTTCCTCTTTGGTCAGTGCTACATGTGGATGTTTAAGTGCAAAATTGTACTTAATGTAATCCATTATGTTTAGTGGGTTATTGTTACCATCTAAACCTACCTCTAGTTCAACTCCTGTAAATCCTACAGGAATAGTCAAATCTGCATAGAATTGTTTTACATGTCGTGGCCAGTCAACGTGATCTGGGGATACATCTAAAATACCATTCAGATATTTCTTGTTTTCGTCTGCACTAAATCCGTGCAACGGTTGTCTATTTACATAGACACTACTGAGTTTTGTTGTTGCCTCAGCTCTTACTGCTTTAGGTAAGTGACTATCTAAGTCCTTTCTCCTAATGAAGATTTTTTTACTCATTTTCAGTTCTTTTTAGTTAATTGTTATAGGGTGGAAAGAATAACTCTCCTATATTTTAAAGTAAGGATGTGAGGAGCAAAGCTCCCCACAACCTCAACCAAACCAATATATAGACCGCGTTACCGCCTTATTTAGGAAGCGACACACTGAATGTCTAATGACGTGTCAAAACGCTTAAGCGCTAGACCAGCCGTCTTCAACATGTGTACGCTTGCCCCGTCCACGTCAGATGCTCGTGCAGAAGTCGATTCGAATCCTTTTGGAACAACTGAACCGGCTACACACCAACGCATCATCTCACGACCTTTCTTAGAGATCATTTGTAAGTTGTTCTGACCGTCGTAGTTAGACTGATCAACGAACACCATACGGTAAGACTCAAGTGAGTAACCTGTAACAGGGTGTTTAGCACGAGCTTGAGCAACAGCACCGTGATCAAACAATGGTAGTTTTACCACGTTTACAGAGTGTCCGTCGATATGCTCGTACGAAGTAAAGTAACCTGACATGCCTAAGCTACGTCCGCTACCTGTGATGAATCGGTTTTCACCGCCCACTTTCCAGCTATTTGCGCTAGCCCCAAAGTGAGATTTAAGAGCTTCATCAAACTCACGTGCACCCCCCGTACCAGTGTAGAGAGTAATTTGCTTAGTAGCAGCATCAGTCATTCCGTAGAATAAGTCACCGATGATGTTTTTAAGCTTAGTCTCTGTCATAGTAGAGTAAGTGTCCTTGTTTATGATTTGTTGGAACAAACCAGGACCTACGATTACCGGCTGACCGTTCTCATCTTTCATCTGAGTGTGGCCGTTACCATCGTAAGTTTTCTCTCCGTACCAGTAGTACATTTCACACTCTTCTTTAAAGTCGAGCATGTGTAAGTACTCTTCGTAATCCATCCACAACTTGGTAGTAGAACCACCTTTAGTTGGTAAAGAGAACTCAGCTACGTAATCTTTAGCGTTACCAGACATGTGGTAAGACTTACGTACTGTAGTTAGTTTGTTACGTACCATACCTGGGGTTTCCCAGTTAGATGCATTTCCACGAGAGAAATCAACACCTACAGGTGCGAACATTTGAGCCCATAGTGCGCCTGCTGCAACATCAGCTGCTGGTACAGTTGCTGTTGCTGATGGGTTTACAAGTTGTAAAGTGTATTTCCAACCTGATCCTCCTGCTGCCATTTCTGGCTCCTTCATAATACGAGCTTGCGCACCTGATTGAGATACAAGTACGTAAGGGAATACAAAGTGTTTGTCTGGGAATTCAATTTCAAAACTTGCTCCTGCAAGTCCAATGTTACTGCCCCCATTAGCTTTAGAAACCGGACGAGTTCTCAAACGGTGTGTTGCCACACGGTACTCATACTCAAGACGGTCGATAGACTTTACGTTACCAACACCTTCAGTTAAGAAAGAGAGTGGGAAACGTTTGTCATCCTTACCAGCTAGGTGAGTAATGATTGGAGATAACTCAGACGGCTTAGAAAGCAAAGCATTTGCAAGACTGTTCATGTCAGTCATCTGTGAGTCGTTATAAAACGTCTTCTGCACAGAAATGTTTGTTCCGTTAATTGCCATTTTTTATCTAATTATTTAAAAGTTATCGCATTTTAAAATTGCCATTTATCATATATCAAGGTCTAGATTGTCTAAGTCAACATTCTTAGAAGGTCGTCGTCCTGCCTTTCGTGCACTCTTAACTCTCTCCTCGTTGCTAGAGATTCTGTCTCTCAATGATTTTGTTGAAGCAGTCTTTGCTTTGGTCTTTATAATTTTCTCCAAGTTGAACCCTTTAAACATTAAATAGTCCATGGCTAACTTGACATCCATTTGCGCCTCTCTATGGTCTAGATCACGTTGCGTGAATCCTTCCCTAGTTACCGGCTTTGACACATAATCAAAGAACTTGCCTTTATCTCGTTTAGGAACTGCTATACCGGCAAACTCATCAGCATCGTTGATAGTTTCGTAAACACCGTTCCAAAATTTTTCTTGGTCTTCGGCCTGCTTTGCTCTAGTTTCTTTCTGTTGCTCAACTAGCTGTTGTCTTTGAGCACCTTGCTGTTTAGCTAGAGCTTCTTTAGCAGCTTGAGATTTTTGGAATAACTTGCCTGTATCTTCGTAGTCTTCAAGTAATTCGTCGATGAAGTCTTTGTCGTGGCCCTTGGCAGTAAAATAATCTGACAATACTGCTTTTTGACTTCTTACATCGTCTTCACCAATCTCAATCTTGTTATAATCCAAATTAGGATCATAAGCCTGCATAAACTCTTGCGAGTCTCCCCCGTTGATAACATACTCAAGATGGTTTTTAACTAAAGGAAACTTCTCAAATAATTGATCAAGTTGCTCCTCTGCTATTTTACCACTCATATCTTGAGTGAGTTTTAACAATCCTTCAGTAGTATCTTCATACTCTTCGTCAACTTCGTATCCTAGTTTGGATAAGATTTGACCTACTACTGAATCATCATCTCCAGGATCGTCGTCTTGATCATCATCTTGACCATCGTCGTCATCCTGGTCATCATCTTGATCTGGATCATCGTCATCATCATCATCTTGATCATCATCTGCAGCAGGCTCTTTAGATTTTGATTGTGCATCATCGTCTAGTTCGTCTGCTCCAGGAGGGGTGTCGGTAATGTCATCAGCATTGGCATCTGAATCCATCTCGACGCCACCGTCTAACATATCATCAAAAGATATGTCGTCTAGTGCAATTTTTTCTTGTGCGTCACTCATTGTCTATAAAATTAATCTTTACAAAATTATTTAAAATTAGTCCGATTTACTTGGTTTGATTATTTTTTCGTATATGTTTTACTGTATAACACTTAGAAGCTTTTCTTAAGTCTCACACCGAACCTAGGCCCTTCATTTTCTAATGCAATTACACCAGGAACTGGGTACATACTGCCCTGATAAAGACTATTAGGTTTTGAGTAGTAACCTTCAACAAAATCTCCGTCTCCCATATCATACTTTAGAGAAAGTCTACCAGCACCTCTACCCATACCTGAGTAAGCATCTCTTTGACTTAGAGGGGCTACAGTGCCTGTACCAGTACTGCCATATATAGGATTGTTGCGGTTTTTATCATACCTACCTCTCATTTCGTACCCTACACCAAGAGATAGATTGTCATTTAAAGAAAAATTAGTTTGTGGAGTTACGCTCATGTACGGGCTAATAGCGCCATTAGCATACGCAAGACCTGCCTCACCTTCAAAGCTACCTCTTACATTTACACCGCTTCTAGGAAACATATTCTCTAGGACATTTCCTGGAACACCTTGCCAACTAGCTTGGCCTCTAACACCTGCTCTTAAGTTTTCACCTGCAGGTCTAAAGCTTTTACCTTTACGATTTCCTATACCTATACCCGCATTTGCTATCAAATCTCCACGGTATTTAATTTCATCTAGTATATCAGTGCCCTGCAGACCTAATGAGAATCTAGACTCGTCATCTACTAAGTTTTTACCAAAAGTGTAATTAGTAACTGCATCTGGAGTTTGTGCCCAGTTAGGTCTAGTACTTTGACCTGGCTTTATATAAGTATCTACTTCTTGGAATGTATCTCCTTGCCGTCCACCAAATTGGTATTTATTTAGTTGCCCTGCCATATCAAATCCTGCCTCTTTAGTAAGGCCATCTAAACGATTTGAAATATCTCTAAAAGATTTACTATTATAATAATTCTTGTACCCTGCATCTTTGATAAACCATTCTGGTACAGGACCCTGCGGATGGATAAGAGTAGCGTGACCGCCATAAGGTTGCCATAAACCTTGAGTAGTTCCTTTAACACCTTCTCCTGATTTGCCAGCAAGGCCTGAAGATTTATAAAATAGCTGTGATTGGTGAGTTTTGCCTGGTACAGCAACCTCAACTACAGATCTACCACCAGGAGTTCCGTGAAATCTTAAATGCTCAGGGGCTACCCAGTTAGCATCAAATTTAGCATCATCTAATTCTTTACCTAAATTTTTAACAAAATCTAAGCGGCCTTTTGCAATTTGACCATCATAGTCAACACCGTAATCAGTTACACCTTTAAATGTATCATCAGTAACGTTTAAATTTTCATAAGGATTGCCAAGACCTCTTTTATAGTTAAATCCTGAGACTGCCTCATCTGCAACTTTTGCACCTTTTCCTTTTATAAGACCAAGACCTTTCTTTATTCCGTTGGCTAAACCTCTTACTGCACTAAGACCACTAGATCTATCAACGCCCATAAAAGTAAAATTTGTATTAACTGGTTCGGGGCTATGTGAATAATGATAAGGTGAAGACTCTGGAATAGCTTCTCCAGCTTGCCTACGATAGTTCACATAATCCATAAAACCTGGAGGTTTAGCTCTAGGAGCAGTAACTGTAGTTTCAGCTAGCATTCCACCATAGTTTATAGGATCTTCTTCAGGATACATGTTACGTATAGCAGGAGGTAAAATAGATTGCTCTCCTCCTTTACCATCTTTAACGCCTCCTAGTTGATACTTAGATCTATATCCACCTTTCTTGTACGCAGGTGTTTCTATAACCGTGCCTTTGCCTGGTCCCGTAGGTAAACTCTCAATACCTGGTGGCACATTCTTAAACGATTGTACTAAATGCCCTTGTTCGTCAAACTTGCTGATGTTAATAGGAGCCTTCATACCCTTTGTGTTAAAAGGTGTGTTAGGTGGTACATCAGGAAATGCCATAGAAGCATTGGTGTTACCAGCTGCATGCTGTGGCCGTAATCCTTGTGATTGCTGCTCTGGAGTCTGCGCAACTTCCATATTCTGAGGCTGCAATAGCTGGCTAATATCTTGGCCGGCTCTTGCCGCATTATACAAATCTAGAACGCTGCCTTTGTAGCCAACTGCTCTAGCTGTCTCCAGAATTTCTCTGCGCTTCTCGTTGGTTAGCATTGGCTTCTCTTTGTATTTGTGCGTTTTGGTTGTCAGCGTTCATCTTACGCTCAATTTCCATTTCTTTAATGTCAAGCTCTCTCTGCTTAGCTTCAAAATCTTGCATTAGCTTTTGTAAGTTAAAGTTTTCAGATGCAGGATCTTGTTTAGCTTCAGCGTTAATTAAAGCTATTTCTATATCTGTCTGACGATCCTTTTCTTTTTCTAAACGCTCTTGCTCAATCTTAGCTTGCTCCATTTGCATAGCTTGCTGTTGGGCTTCTTTCTCAGCTTGAGCTTGAGCTTGCTCTAATTGCTCTTGTGCGCGTTCAGCAGCTTTTAGCTTCTCTTTAATTTGTGGGAAGCTTTCTGCATCTAAGATTTCAGCCACAGTAGATGTCTT